GATGCTGTTGTTAATACAGGTGTATCTGGTGATTATCAATCAGGTTTTACTGTAAATTTTACAGTGAGTCCATCAGCAGATAAAACATATTTCAATATAGGCGAAAATAGATATTATTTATCAGGACACACAATTCAATTATCACCATTAACAATAGCAAATACAGCAGTTACTTGTTCAAGAATTGATGTTTTATATTTAGCAGCAGAAAATGTTGATGGCTTACCTGGTGGAAATACAGTAAGAGCAATTGAAGGAACACAAATGAATACTTGGTCGGCAGCTAAACCTAATTTTACAGCAGATAATGAAGAAACAATAATTCTTGGTTATTTATCTACATATTTTGAAAGTGGATTTACTGGTGTAACTGGTGTTTATATTACTTACACACCTGTAACATTAGAAATTGATGGTACATATTCATTATTAAATTCAAGTATGAGTCCAGGCGCATATATTAATATTACTGATGTGACTGGTGCAACCAATTATTTGAATTTAGAATTTGTTGGATCTTCTGGCTCAACTTCATTAAATGATTATGATAAACTCAGAATTAGAAAGGTTTATGATCATTTAGCAGATGTATTAGCAAATAATCAAGGTGTAATCATAAGTACTGGTGGAACCAAATATTATATTGAAGATCCTACAACAGTAACTTATACATCTACAAGCAATGCTTATATTAGATTGTATATTGGAACCGAGAATCCAGCATTATATCATACTGATTCTGATATATTATTATATTTTGTTGATAATGAATTTTTAATTGATTCTACTGCTTCTGTAAGTACTCTTACAAATACATTAGAACCAGTAGAAACTGCAAATGCTGTTATTGGTATGTATTCAAACTTTTATCAAGATTATTATGATGGTGTTATCAATACAGGAGATTATTTCTATACTGATAATGATATAGCAAACTATCAGATTTATATGAATATGAGTATGGCGGGAACAGATTTAACTATTAGTTTAGTCGATGACGCAAATCCAACAATTGCAGTACCAGCACCTATTGTAAACTGGGCAGCAAATTATTTATATCATATAGATGTAACTTCAAATATAGGAAACTTCAAACAAACAGTGGAAGTTTCAAGTTGGTCAGGAACAGATTTAGAACATGTTTATACTATCTATGTAGATAAAACACGTTATTCAGAATTGAAAAAAGGTTCATTCCTTGAAGCATATTATGATGAAGCATATTACAGTGATCCAGCAGTTATCGCAACTGGTGCGGTTCCACGTAAATTCACCCGTGTTATAAATGCTACAAATGATTCAAGTAATACAACATTGAAAATCTTATCAACTGATGCTCCAATTAAATTGACAAGTGGAGCAACCGATTATCAAACCACAGTTTATCAATCAGTTGATGTTTATGTTGATGATTACAAAGGTATTAAATTAGTTCCTTTCACAATTTCAACATTATCAATTCCTGATGGAACAGAAGCAAGAATGAATAGTATTCTTGATGTAATGGAGAAATCAACTGCATTAGGTAAAGGCTTGACTAATAAAAACAAAATTTCTTGGAGATATTTAGTCGATTCATTTGGTCTTGGTCTACAAGAAAATTCTAAACAAGTTCTTGTTGATATTTGCGGACAAAAACTAAACTGCTTAGGTTTCATTAGTATGCCAAGTGTTAAAACATTCAAGAATTCTAACAATCCAAGTTTCATTGCACTTGATGCAAATGGAGTAGAAACTGGCTCATTAAGCACATATTTCATAATGAAAGGTGGTAATGAAGATCAAAATCCAGATTTCTTATATTCATATGGAAGTGGTGTTGGACAATCTTGTGTTGGATATTTCTTCCCATATATCAAAATTAATGACAACGGAGTTCAAAGAGATGTACCACCAGCAGCTTGGGCAGCAACAACATTTATGCAAAAATTCATTGGAACATATTCAGGTGTGTATCCTTGGACAATCACAGCAGGTATCAATAATGGTCGTATCACAGGAATCATTTCAACTGAAATGGATTTCACCGATGATGATTTAGAAAACTTAAATCAAATGGGTGCAAATGCTATCGCATTCAAGCTTGGAAATGGTTATGTAATAGACAATGACAATACTGCAAAAGTATTTCCATATTCTTCATTGAGTTTGTTACATTCAAGAGAAGTGTTAATTGAACTTGAAAACAAACTTTATGATATGTTATTGAAATACCAATGGAGATTCAATACTCCTGAAGTTAGAGCAGAAATTAAATATCGTGCTGATAAAATCTGTAAAGATTTGTTAGACTCAAATGCTCTTTATGATTTCAGAAACGTTATTGACGAATCAAACAATACAAATACTATAATTGACCTTCAAATGGGTGTTTTGGACACATATATTGAGATAATCAAAGGTATGGGTATAATTGTGAATAACATAACGATTTTGAAAAAAGGTGATATAGCATCAGGTGGATTTATGTAAAAATAAGTAAAGTTATAAAAAGACCGAAAAATAAAACTTTTCGGTCTTTTTATTTTATATATAGTATAAAGGACACTTATATTGAATATGAATAATATAGAAATTATAGAAACTGAAAATGGTCCATCTGGCAGGATGTATGTTGAAAAGTATGTTAAAAAGAATTATTTTGAAATTTATAATGAAATTATAAATTTTTGTTCAGAAAATTTAGATGATATTCCTTTTAAAGAAAAAGTATATCATTATGTACATAATATAAAGTATATAATATATTGTGCTAATAACGAATGTAATAATTTAGTAAAATTTAAAAATTCAACATTAGGATATAATAAATATTGTTCAAATAAATGTGTAAGTAGTGATTCTAAAATAAAAAAAATTAAAGAACAAAAATCATATGACAAATATGGAACAAAAGCACCAAGTATGAATAATGAAATTAAAGAAAAAATGATTAAAACAAATCAAGAAAAGTATGGTTCAAATTGTCCTTTACAAAATATGAAAATAAAACAAAAATCAATTAAAACTTTAATCACTAATTATGGTGTAGACAATCCAAATAAATCACAAGAATTAATAGATAAGAGAGTAATAACTTTTAGTAATAATATGAGAAATAAATATATTGAGTTATTAAAACCACATGGCATAAAAGATATTGATTATAAAAATAAAATTGCCTATTTCCATTGTGATAATTGTAATAAAGACTTCGAATTACCTTTAGATCTTTTTCATAATAGGAAACAAACAAAAACAACATTATGCACCCATTGTAATCCTATTGATAGTAGTATATCAGGTCAAGAATTACAATTACAAAATTATATCAAAAATATTTATAATGGTAATATAATTCTGAATGATAGAAATTTATTAACACCTTATGAACTAGATGTTTATTTACCAGATTTAAATATAGCTTTTGAATTTAATGGATTATATTGGCATAATGAATTATATAAAGAAAATAATTATCATTTAAAAAAAACGGAATTAGCTGAGAATAAAGGTATAAAATTAATTCAAATATATGAAGATGATTGGACATACAAACAAGAAATAATTAAATCAATGATAATGAATTGTTTAAAAATGACTATAAATAAAATATATGCTAGAAAATGTATAATAAAAGAAATAGATAATAAAACAACAAAAGAATTTTTAAATAATAATCATTTACAAGGTAATGTAAATTGTAAAATTAAAATAGGTTTATTTTATAATAATGAACTTGTTTCATTAATGTCATTCAGTAAAAATAGAATCAATTTGAACCAAAAACATACAGACAAATGTTATGAACTAATAAGATATTGTAACAAATTAAACACAAATGTTATAGGTGGTGCAACTAAATTGTTTAAATATTTTATTGAAAATCATAATCCAAAAAACATTATTACATATGCAGATAGATCATTTAGCCAAGGTTTGTTATATAAAACCCTTGGTTTTAGTTTCATTCACAAAACACAACCAAATTATTTCTATGTTGTTAATAAAATAAGGAAAAATAGATTTTTGTTTAGAAAAGATATATTAATTAAAGAAGGATTTAATTCAAACAATACAGAAAAAGAAATAATGTTAGAACGAAAAATCTATAGAATATATGATTCTGGTAGCCTGAAATTTATTTATCAGATTCCCTAATATCCTTCTGCTTTTTAGCTTTTAAATTTGAAAATTTTATATTTGGTAAGCCTTCTCTACCAACAATCTTTTTGAGTTTTTCAATTATTTCTGGTTCACTTTTTCTAAAATTATATTCCAATTTTTTAAGCAATAGTTCAATATCTTCATCAGATAAATCCTTTTCATCTTTCAACTTATTAACCAAAACATTACCAGATTTTTTGAATTTATATTCTAACTTTTTATACAATAATTCATATTCAGATTTATCTAATTTATTTTCATTCATGAAATCATTAAATTTTGTTTTCATATTACGTTGTTTTTATTTATATATAAAATAACAAAAAACCGATTTTTTTGGTTAATATATACTAAAAAGCGAATTATAATTTTAATATATAATTAAAAAATAATATAAAAACTATGTGTCCATTACCACACTTTACACAAATTGACTCACATAATAAAATATGGGAACCAGTTTATAAAAATTTATATGAGGTAACAATTATTTTACCACCTGCATTACAAAGTGTTCACCCACAAGCAACACATTTGCTTTTGGAAAATACTATCAGTGCAAATTTACCAACATATCCAGATTTACCACCAATCTCTCAAAGATTTAAATATTCGACCAGAGTATTTCTTGGTATGCCAGATAAAACACATATTGAAGATTTGAAAATTAAATTTAATCTTAACCAAAATGAAACATATCAAGTATTCTGTTTTAGAATTATGAAAGACTGGTACGATCTTGCTTGGAATAATGAGGATGGTTCACTACATTATAAAATTAATATGATTGGTGATATTATTATTCATGTTCACGATAAAGAAGGACATGTTATCAGAAGGGTTACATACCATAATGTTCAAACTAAAAACTTCACAGGCTGGGAAGAACTATCTTGGGGTGAAAATGCTGCAATACAAGAACTTGATGCAGGGTTTGTTGCTGATTACTGGGAAGACTGGTACTACTAAGAATCAATGGTATCAAGGCTTTCAGAAAAATTACGAAGGAGATTTAAATCTCCTTTTATTTTTTAAACTTTTGATTACCGGGATACTATAAAATAAAAAGAGTTATGACAAAAATATGTAGAATTTGTGGATTTCCAAAAGAATTGGAAGATTTTCATAAGAAAAAAGGAACACCAGATGGACATCGTAATGAATGTAAAGAATGTGTTAAAGTAATTAATGTAAAATATAAAGAAGGTGAAGAAAATAAATTGAAACGAAAGTTATATGATGAAAAAAGGTATACTGAAAATCGTGAAGATATTCTAAAACAGAAGAAAAAATATCATAAAGAAAATAGAGATGTTATAAATGATAAAAAACGGAAGTATAGAAAAAATAAACCAGAAGTCTATAATATATGGCGACTTAATAATTTAGAATATGTCTCACAATCTGCAGCTAAATATAGGTTAAAATATCCATATATAGTTGCTTGGCGTTCATTATTACATAATACATTAAAAAGAATGGGAACAGAAAAATCCAATCATACGATAGATATGCTAGGTTATTCAGCAGACGAATTGAAAGAACATATTACAAAGTTATTTACAACAGGAATGTCTTGGGAAAATTATGGAGAGTGGCACATTGACCATATAAAGCCAGTAACATTATTTGATAAATCTACACCAGTTAATATTGTATGTGCATTAAATAATTTACAACCATTGTGGGCAACAACAAGAACAATTGAAAATATAGAATATATAGGAAATTTAAATAAATGGAAAAATTAATCACCTCAATTTCTCCAAACAATACCATATCACGAATGAATGACCAAATTTCTTTTTAGGATCATCAATACAATCTTTAATTGTCATTTTCTTTTGAATATGATTATAACCATCAAAATCCACCAAATAAATATCTTGTGTAGCATTCCTATAAATATCTAAAAGTTTAGCAAAGGCTTTTGTCTTCATTAGATTTTTTCCATATAGAGGAACATATATTTGTTTTCTTGCGCTAATATAATCTAATCTCTTACCATCCCAATAAGAAAATAATGGTTTTGCATCACGACCCATTGGATAACGATATGCAAAATTAGATGTCCATCCTTTATTTGCCCATACGAAATATTCTGGTTTAATATTATCATTTTCATCTACAAATTCTGGGTAGACTTTAGCGAATTGCCAAGCATTTTCTATGTTTTTAGCATAAAAATTATCATATAGATGACCAGCAGGAATGATGAATGGTGATAAACCTTTTGTCCAGTTAGTTGAACGAGAGGTAGTATTAATAACTATACTATCACTTGGCAATTTATCTATATTTTTATATGATTCTACGTATAACATAATTTAATAATTCAACCACAAACTCTCTGTTTTTGTTTTAGGTTTTCTTGAATTTGTTTGTGTTTTGACCTCAAAATCTACTCTTTTCCAATTTAATGTATTATATAATTCATTATTATAACCACTCAAAAGTATTTTTGCATTTTGAATATTTTTCAATAAATTAATAAAATTTATATGTTGTTCTTCTGACATATCTTCTTTATATTTACCACCAGTCCTAGTATTTGGTAGATATGGTGGATCTAAATACATAAAAACATCAGGCTTATCATATTTCTCAATTAATTTTAGAGCATCTATCTTTTCTATAACGACTTTGGAGAGTCTTTGGTGTATTTCTGGTAATCTATCTACAACAGAAAGATAGTCAGATATAGGTTTTGACATATTTCTTCTAACGACTAACGAATATGAAAAGGAACCAACACCATTATATACGGTTCTATTAACATAAAAATATTTATATGCTCTATCTATAATTGTTAAATTATCATTTTTTAATGATTCTTCATATTCTTCTGATAATTGTCTGGAATAAGGTGTTAAATCTAATTTATTTTTGAATTCTTTAAATAATTCTTCACTAGATATAACTTTGAAAAGAGAATAAACATTTTCTTCTAAATCATTATAAATTTCTATTGGTGAAGGTTCTTTTCGTAAAAGTAAGGATGCACCTCCACCAAATGCTTCAATGTAAGTATCATGTTGTGGAAAATATTTTATGATTTCTTTGAACATTCCACCTTTACCACCGAAATATCTGATTATCATTTAAATTATACTAAAATACGAATAAAAAGTTTAGAGTGGAATTTCATCTTTTGTTTTACCTAAAGCATCTCTAACTTTTGTTAATTTCATTTTATCAGCATCTTTAACAGCGTTGAGTATGGCTTTTTTACTTTCTTCGTTATCAGAACCTTTCATTATTTTAGCTAATCTATCAACATCACTAGGTTTATTTTTAATTCGATTAACGGTTTCATTCATTTTCTTACTTACTTGATTATAGAAAGTATCTTCAGTGAATTTTGTTGATTGTTCTTTCAATGATTCTATATGATCGGCTGTTATTTGTGTTTTATCTTCTTTCTTTTCTTCTGTTCCTGTTTTAGGTGTTTCAGCAGTTTCTGGCGTTGTTGGATTTGTTGTCTCTGGTGTTGTTGGATTCGTGGTTGCTGGTGGAGTTGGTGTTGTAGATGCTGGTGGTGTTGCATCGGCTTCAAATAATAAAGTTTCATTTGCCGTAGGTACTGGTTTAACCTCCACTTCTGGATTAGGATTTTGTTTGAACATATCGGTTAGTGTCTTTGTGTCTATACCTGCTTTTTTACCTAAATCATTGACCATTAAATCATTAATGTATGATGCTAAATTTTTCATATATGTTGGTGCGTCCATTTCAAAGAGTTTTTTAGTCTTTGGTGGTGCGGTTGCATATATCTTCGGTAATGTGAATTCAGTATCGCCAACTTTTTCAACTACTACTTGTGTTGCGGTGTATAGTACTTTAAAATTATCATATAATGTTTTACGTATCTGATATACATCAGCATCATCTTCTAATCTTTTTTCAAACTCAGATTTATTGGTATCAAAATATAATTTAAGAGTATTAGATACATCATTTATATTCTTTGCATTCTTAATACGTTTGATATATTCTTCAAGTTTTGGTGCATATTCTTTATCTACTCCGAACAAGAGTTTTTTAAAGAAATTCAAGATACCTTCATTTACAAATTCATTATAAGAGTGTAGATTTTTCATATTCTTTATATATTAAAATAATAAAATCAAAATTTTAATATGGTTGGACTGAAGTTGAGTTATATATAAAATAAAAATAATAAGTTAATTATGGCAGAAGATAAAGATAAACAACAAATGGATTACTTGGAAAAGTTTTTAGGTGATACACCTTCAACACCATTAAAACCAATTCAGCAATCACCAAAATACGGTGCAAATGTTTCTGATTTATCATATTTGAATGTGGATTTAAATCAGTTACCAGCAGGTAAATTCTATAAAAATGGCACATTAATAAAGATTCGTGCAGCTAAAGTAGAAGAAGTTCAGGCTTATTCTGTTGTTGATGATAGTAATTATGTTGATGTTACTGAAAAAATGAATCAAATGTTATCATCTTGTGTAAGAATTACATTTCCTAATGGGATGAGTGGTTCTTATAAAGATTTACGAGATGCTGATAGACTATATTTAATTTTTATGATTAGAGAATTGACCTTCCAAAAAGGTAATTCATTGGCAAAGGATGTAACTTGTCCTTTCTGTTCTAATGAATTCAAAATTCAATTTAGAGCAACAACTAATCAAGAAGTTACTAAATCTTTCTGTAATTATGAAATGAATGAAAAAATTAAAGGTTTCTTTAATGAAGATAGTAGAACATTCGATTTTGATATTAATGGTGTTATTTATAAATTAGCACCACCTACAATAGGTATACAAGAAACATTTTTCGGTGATATAAGTGATAAAGTTCAAGCAAAGAAGAAACCTAATGTATCATTTTTGAAAATTATTCCTTATACATTATGGGATAGAAGTACTATTACAAACGAAGGAATAAAAGCAAAAGAAGATGAGTTCAAGAGATTGGATATGGATACTTTCCAAATTTTAAATAAAGCTGTTGATTTAATGGTATTTGGTATAAAAGAATTGACATCGAAATGTCCCAGCTGTGCTCAGGAGGTGCACAGCGATATGTCCTTTCCCGACGGAGCGTCAAGTATTTTCGTTGTTTCAGATCCATTTAACAAATTTGTTGGACAATAAATTTGAATTCTGGTATCAAAAACAGATGCCACCATCAGAAATTGACCAAATGTCTTATTGGGAATTTGAAGAATGGATTAAACGTCTTAATAAGAGAGTTAAGGAGGAGGAAGAAGAACGTAAACGTCAAGATGCACATCAAAAGTCGCAAATGCCGAACTTCAATATGTCTAAGTTCAATCCAAATTCAATAATGAATAATATTCCAAAATATAAATAAGGGGTGAAAACCTCTTATTTTTTTTGCTTTTATATTTTAATATATAAATAAAAAATACTGAACAATGAATCACGTACATATTTTTGATTTAGATAACACACTCTGGACCATAGATTCTAAGATATGGATTATCGATAAAGATAAACCAGGCTTTCCAATTATCAAATTATCATCAAGTGAATTTAATTTAGTTCAGAATGGCATTTTCAAAAAAGATAATATTTTAATTGACTACAATGATCAAAAATGGTGGATATCAAAAGATATTTTTAATCGAATCAATAGAAAGAAAAGAGTACAAGATCCTAATCGTTTAGGTATTTCTTTTGTCGAATATTACAATGATGAATATATTGAAAACGCTAAAATAAAATATTTATTCTATAATATACAACACATCACAGGTAAAGGTGAAAAAATAATCATTCTTTCAGGTAGAAATAATCGTAAAAGTGTTGGTAATTTATTGAATGAATTAAGATTAAATTTAAAAGATAAAGATATAGATATATTCAAGATATATTTTGTTTCTTATAAATTTTATTATCGACATAATGAAAAAATAAGTTATGAAAAAACAGTAACTCTATTAGAACATTTAATAGGATTAAAGATTGAGGACTATAAATTCATAGGTCTAAAACAAGATAAATTTGATACTATTTATTTCTACGATGATGAAATAATGAATATTGATTATGCCAATAATATTCAAAGTATGTTTGACCAAGTATTAAAAAATACAGAGGATGATATATTTAGATTAGTTATTGAAAGAATAAGAAATCATAAATTAACACTCATTAATAATTTAGTGATGCATAATTATTTAAATCCATTCAAAACTACAACAGTCGAGTTAAGAGAACCAATAAGATTTCCAGTTTATGAACCAGATGAAGACATTAAAAAATTAAAAGAATTTAAAGGTTAAGGTTTCTACTCTGATATTTTGAATATATAATAATAAAAATTTTAATGGCAAAAGAAACGATTGAAATGGGAATAAAATCCCTCGCTGATGTTGATATTGATAAACTTGCTGATGATGTAATTAAAATTTTATTTTGCCCACCTTGTGAGCCAGACTACAAACCAGCTCTTCCTGATAAAGATGGTAATATTTTTTTAAAGCAAGCGCCTTGTCCTAAATTACCTGATTTCAATATTTCAGAAACAATTTCTGGTATTACATTAAAAGCTACTGGTGGTATTAGAGATATAATCGAGCTCATAGTTAAAGTTTTATATAAAATAGTCGGTTTTTTCGTTGAAAACTTTATTTTCATTGGCTATTACGGTTTGAAACCATTAATAGCATTGATATTATATGATGAAAACAATCTATTAGGTCCGCCACCAGGTCTTAATCTTGGTAAAATACCTCAAAATTTTATTAATCAAACATTGGCAGCTGCAGTTCCAGCAACAGCAGCGATTACAATGCCACCAATCATTGCACAACAAGTTATTAATTTTAAAAATCAAGCAGAAAGTATTCAAAAATTAATAGAAACTCTGAATGGAATTATAACTGCAATAACCGATATGGGTAAATTCATTAATAGTCAATTAATAACACAACAGTCACAATTTCAGTCACAACTTTCAGGCTTAACCAATTTAAATATGAATAGTTTGACTGAAGGTAAGAAACCATTTGATAATATAAAGATACCCATTCCAAAAATGGAATTAGGTATTATGGGTTTAGAAATAGGTCCAATTGATAAAAATAATTTGACAACGACTAAAGGTTCGCCGTTTGATATGACAAAATGCACTATCAATCTACCAAATTTAGTTAAAAATCCAAAAGAAGAAATAACTAAATTCTTAGTTCAGTATGCATCATCGCCTTTGAATGGGTTAATTAGTGGATTGTCAGGTTCAACAGAAGGTTTATCAGATAAGATGGGTCTGTCAAATTTCGGTCAAGACACATTTGATAAATTGAATGGGTTGACAGGCATAACTAGTAAAATTCAAAATCCAACAATAGATTTAAGTGATATTGATTTCTTTTCTGGCTTAACTAATAGTTCAATTAAACAATTAAATTTTATTAAAAACATTCCAAATAAAGATGATTTTTATAGAATGAATCAGGATGGTTTTGATTTTTTTACCAAATTTGATCTTAATACTCAGGAGAAATTTAAAAAGAAGTTGAAAGACATTAATTTACATATCGATTTTGATTTTGTAAATAAATTCTATAATCAACTTAAAGATACAGTTGAATTTAAGAAGAATGCGTTTGAAGATAAACTTGATGATTTTGTAGATTTCTTTATTAAAACTCCATTTATCAGTCCTATAACTGGACTTCAAGTAAATTTCACTGATAAATATAAAATACCTTTTAAAGATAAGTTATTACCAAATTTAGATTTATCAAAATATCAAGGCATCGAAAAGGTTTATAAAGAATTGAATTTAGATCCTACTGATTTAATTGGTTCGCTGTTTCATCATAATCTTAATTTATCTTTCAAGTTGAAAACGAATTTTGAAAATCCATTTGATGAAGAAAAAATGGAATCACTATGGGATAAAGTGGAAGATAATTTTGGTAAAAAATTCAAATTGAAATTTTGGGATAATATACCTGCTGATAAATTAGATTTTCTGAAAGAGTTTCAAGTTGATTTCTCAAATGTTTTACAAATTGCAGATATGAGTAAACTCGATTTCAATGGTGATGGTTCCAATGTTAAAGAATTAGGTAAATCACTACTCGAAACACAGACATTTAAAGATGCAATTAAATTTCCAGATGTTAAAGAATTGGATTTACCAGAAATTGATATTGGAAGTCTCACATCTTTAATAAAACAATTTGAAGATAAATTACCAGGTATTATTACATGGTTTGTTAATCTTTTTGATACAATTAAAAATATCATAATGTTTCCAATTAATTTAATAATGGGCTTACTTAAAAATGTTATTAATATTATTAAAAAATTAATGACTTTAAACATACCAAAAGCATTTGAATTTGTAACGGAATTGTTAAAAACAATTACCAATCCAATGGAAATTGTAACAAAGGCAATTACAACAATTATTCAACCAATGATTGATGATTTCAATGAAAATATTATTAAAGATTCGATAGATAAAATGGCTAAAAATACTAAACTAACAAAAGACAATCTTATTGAATTTATGAAACAAAATAACATAGATACTGGAATTGCATTAGATTCATTAAATAAATTGAGTAAAAATGATTTAGCTAAAACAATTAAAGACTCTATTAAAAAAGAAGACATACTCAAAAATAGTAAAAGTGTTGCTAGTTGGAATGAAGGAATTCAAAAAATATTATTAGCATTGTCATTAATTATATACACATCAGTTGCTGATATGTTTGGCAAACTTCTTGATGGTGGAATTAAACTTAAAACTGGTGATGAAATACCAGGCTTCATTCAAATGATACCTAAACCTGTCGTAACAATGTTTAATTTGAATTTGAATATTAGTGAGGCACCACTTAAAGCATTACAAAAATTAATTTCATTATTTACTGATTGTAATGAACAAACGAAAGATAAACAACTCAAAATCGATGAAATATGGGCAGCTATACTTGCTGGTGCGTTTATTAATCCATTAGAACAAACAAATGAATTAGATGATTCAGTTATATCAGTCGTGAATAATAATATTTCATTGATTAACGACACATTAGGTATTGTAACGACACCAGAAGAAATTGCACAACTAACAAATTCTTTGAATATTCAAATTGCACAACTTAACAGTTTACAGAATCCAAATCCCGTAGTTTATCAAGAAACTCAAATAACACCGATATTTCCAAATATACAACCAACTCCATCAGTAATACAGAATGTAAATATTACTCCAAAGGTTTTTCAACCAAGTTTTGAAATATTTACAACTTTATATAACTTAATTAATCAAAAAGAAAATTAAACTTTTGAAGAATATTAAATTATACTAATAAAAATAACCACTTGTGAAATGAAAGTTTTAACAGATAACATTAGAAAAAACGGTTTCGATTATAAATTAATTGAACGTGATCAAAATTGTGCTATATATGAACAACTTGATAAAGACTATGATGGTAAAATTCACACGGTAGCATTTGAAGTTTTTATAATTAAAAAAACTAAAGATGCTGAAATTGCAGGTAATAAAATTGAAGGTGGTGAAGTTTTTCCTGGAAATGAAGATTTTGGTCGTGATGCATATTCATATGGTATATTTGGAGACCGAGAATATGCTTTGAAAAGAGCATATGAAAAGTATGCAGAATTACAAGAACGAGTTAAAAATAGATTAAATAAATAATTCACATTTTTTATTTTTGATACAATTGTAAATTCGTTTAGTTATACATAAATTATCAATATTTCCTATATCTTCTGCTGATATTTTATTTATAAAATCATAATAAACACTGATTTTGTGATCTATTGTAGGATAATCGTCATCTAAATAATTTAAAATAAAATTATTCTTTATATATTCATCATCATAAGTGATCATTACCATTCCAATTTTCAAATAATTTTCTCTTATTTTTTCTTGTTATATTGTTAACTTTTGTTTTATATAATTTATAATCACTTTTTTCGGAATCAGGAACTTGTAATTTTTTAAGAATTCGTGTTTCTTTCAATTTCAAAATAGATTTTTCATTATACATCGGATTATTCTCACTAAAATATTTTCTAAATTCATCTGTTTTTGTATAATGTTCTACTCCGTATTTTTCAAACATTGTTTGTTTGTATTTATCTTTATATTCTTCAGTTTTTGAATAATGATCAACTCCGTAATTTTCTAAATAATATTCTTTTATTTTTTCTTTAATTTCATTGTTTTGAAAAACATTTTCACAACCATATTTATCAATATTAGTTAATTTCTGTTTATCTAATATTTCTTTTACCTGTAAATGATGTTCTGTTCCATTTTTAGATTTACAGGTCTTTTTCTTTTTTACATCAGAACATTTAGCACACGTATAAAATCCATATAAACCATCAGATTTATTATAATCTTGATATTTCATCTCTTTTTCATGACCACAAATATCACATAAACATTTTACTCTGATGTTTGAATTTTTCGGCAAATCTGTTATTTTCACTACAAATTCTTTATTAACAGTATAACCCTTGTCGTTCCAATATTTTGTTGTGAAATTATTTTTGTTAATATTTATTTCTGTGTCTTTTAACATAAACTTTACAAATTTTATTATATATATGTATATATTATATTTTAAAAGTCAGAAAAATCCAATGTTTTATTATAATATATAAACAAATAATAATAAAATTTTATAACGATTTAGATTATTATGAAAATAAATAATAAAATGAAAAACTTGGACTCTACATAATCTCGGTCTTATGATCGAAGATTATGTGTACAAATACACTATTACGACTTTGGAGAGTCGTATGGGTTCACAGAAGTGGATACCAAGCACCAACTCAGGTAGTTGAGGCTAAAACAAAAAAAGAGGTTATTGAATTTGCCAAAGAACAGCGATTAGCTGACTTTCCAGAAAGTTGGTCATTTCGTTTAGAGATGACTGATAAAATTCAGAAAAACGGTAAATGGTATAATCCATAAAATAAAAATCCGGCTCAGGTCGGGTTTTTTGTTATAGTTTAATTATTTAATAGCTCTTTGACGACTACCTAATGTATCTGCTTCGTAATGCACACCGATACTTAATAGTGATGCGTCATCTGGATATGTATCTATATCAATTGTGGGATCCCTATATAATCTAAAAGCTATAATAGCACCGATATACATATTTGAATCATTAATCTCTCCTAATGAAGTATATTTGTGCATCCATTGATTTCCATCTGTCGAACCACTATATGACAATATGGTTAAGCCAGTTAAATAACCACCACCCATTTGTGCAGAGATATATTCAAAATTCCATAGCACATTACCTGTGTTGGTTGTCGTTGGTGACCAATGTACGTGAACTTCTAATGTAGAGCCAGTTCGATAATCGTGTGGTATTTCAAATTGTCCATATAATTGTTCCATTGTAGCAGCGCCATTGAAAGCATATGCTCTAATTAAAGTTCCATCACCGAGTGGTTCTTGATCTGGTGCACTGGCGGCTGCACCTAATCCTGCGCTCGGAATTATAATGTCATTATAAACGATGGCTTCATTTTTCATTACTAATGTACCATCTGTTTCAAATTCGGTCCAGCCAGTATTTGTGCCTAATCTGGTTGTTCCAGAAACATCTAAGGCATATGCTGGTGTGATTGTATTGATTCCAACATTAGCATTAAATGTTAGATATTGAAGTGCTGTATTTGCGCTAAAAACACCATATATTAAAGCGTTCGATCTTGCAGTAGTTTCATCTGTTCTTTTTTGATTATCAACAAATAATTTATTAGAACCCGTTTCATAATATCCTGCCTGATAACCCAGGAAAACATTATCAGTAAATGTGTTTCCTGTATATCCTGCATCTTTGCCTATGAAAGTATTATGATTTCCTGTAGTTAAAAAATATCCGCTATTCACTCCTACTGCTGTGTTGAAGGTTGCGGTTGATGTTGTGATTGAAGCAAGTGAGTTATGTCCTATGCCTATGTTTTCAGTGTTAGTAGAAGTATTTAGATTGACAGAAGAACCAGCCTGTGCTCCAATATAAATATTATGATTTCCAAGTGAATACATTCCACTATGCCATCCAAAACAAATAGAATAACTTGTATTCATATATGGAATACCTACCATACTATATAAACCAAAGGCAATATTATGACTGCCGCTAGAATTATAATATAAAGAATAATAGCCGCTTGAAATATTACCTTGTCCAGAACTAATACTATAAGATGACCTATTACCAAACGCTACATTATCTTGTCCACTTATTATTTGTCTTAATGCATCATTTCCAAACGCTACATTGTTTGTTGCAGCACTAGTTGTAGTAACACTCCCTAACATTGCATTTTGTCCTATTGCAATATTATTATCGCCTTGAATATATCTACCTGCATAATATCCTAATGCTACGTTGTGATCGGCATCAGTTGAGTTATACATCGCAGAATGTCCACCAATAAAATTATATGTACCTGTGGTTAATGAATAGCCTGCTTGATAACCAACATATGTATTATTACCACCTTGTATAGTGCTATATCCTGCTTGATATCCTACAGCTGTATTATTACTTGAACCGTTTATCGCAGCAGATAGTGATTGTCCACCTACCGCCGTATTTTGTGAACCATTTCCGCCATCCATAGACAAATAACCAATGGCGACATTATTACTTCCATTTGTTATGTTAGATAAAGTATCTTTACCTATTCCGATATTTTGTGCACCAGATGTTGTATAATTACCTGATGTTACACCAAAAAATAAATTATCTGTTCCATATACATGTAAAAATCTATTAGCATCTAACATTATATTTCCAACAGAATTACTAGTTGTAGTAGGAAGTCTGAAATTATTAGTTATTTCAAGTTGTTCGTTTGGAATGGAGATACCGATACCCAATCTCTGATTTACATAATCCCATGTCAAACCTGACTGACCAATTAATGTACCTCCACTATTAAATATGATTTGTGTGTTTGAACCGATATTAGTAGTATCAAATCTATATAAAGAATTATTCCAAATTGCAATACCACCATTTATTGGTGAATCTTCTCTAGTAGCAACGGCTTGTGTATCAGCACTCAAACCTACTCTAAAAGCGTCTGTATTTTCGTTAAAAATAAAATAATACGAACTACTTGAACCCCTATCAATTTCAATACCTGCATTCATCATAGTTACACCTGAACCTGTTTCACCTGAATTAATTAAAATCATATTGTCTGAAATATATAAATCTTTAACATGTAAATATGTGGTAGTTCCAGAAACAAATAGATTACCATACAGATAGGTATTACCAGTGACAGTTAAATTACCTTTTATATCACTATTACCATTGACACCTAAATCACCAAATAAATTAGTTCTACCTGTTACATTTAAATCACCGACTAAATCGATATCACCATTAGTAACCTTGAATGTTCCAGTATTATAATCCCAATTAAATCTAGTATCACCAGTTAAATTACCAGAACGATTAAAAATAATATCCCTATCAGATGAACTTACGGTAGCAGTAGTTACACCAGTAGTAATTAAAACACCATTGATGTAAACATTTCCTGCAAACCATTTATTACCATTAAAAACATAATCATAATTGGAAATAGCATCTATACCCTCAGTGATTAATTTATACAAATATAAATCAGCATCATCACCATGTAAGACCTTTTCATAAGAAATGTATCTGCCATCACCTTGTTTCTCCTGGATTCTTAATTTCATTAAAAAAGAAAATATTTTATTCGTATATATAAAAAAGAACGATTTAAAAACATCAAAACTTTTAATGTTGATTAATATATAAAATAAAAAATAAACCAAAATCATGGCTCAAAGCAGAAAATGTATCTGTAGTGATTGTTTAGCAAGTTGCGAATTAAAAAAAATCAGATGGGTTGATACAAAAAGTAGAGTTCATCACAAACCTGAATTCTGGTACATCATACCTGTATGTGAAACATGTTTTATTGAAGGTAAATATGAACTTGCATATAAAGACCAAAAACCAGTAATTGATACTTCCAAATGGTTAGAAGGTAAATCGACAGCAAAAGGCACTACAAGATTTTATTTCTTGGATAAAAAGGGTAAAAAGGTTTTAACCACAATGGAAACAGGCACTAAAAATAAATATAAACCAATTCTAAAATAGGAGGAAAAATGACATTTTTATTATGGTATTTAGGATTTGCAATTGTAAGTAACATTGTAACTTTATTATTGATGAAATATTCATCTATGCCAGCACCAGACGAAAATGAATAGTTTTAAGGATTTATTAATCAATGGTATTCGTAAGTTAAAAAACGATTCGATTCAGATTCAGAAATTTGAATTAGCACATCATATTCGTGATATTGAAAGATCAATTTCAAATAATAACCTGACTTCTACTGAAATCAAGGCTGTTATACAACAACATTTAGGTAATCCCTTTCTTAATGAACGACCAGAAATTGTTCGTAAAATTATTCATATATTTTTATATGCATCCCGTAAAGGAAAATTAAAAAGGATACTCGGATATGAAAGATAAAATAATCCAAGAAATCTTAAAAATTAAATATAATGCTATACGTAGTCAAAGTTTTGCTTTTGCTGCATTTAATCGTGATTTAGAGAAAAAAATATTAGATTCAAAAACCTTTCAAGAAATAAAAAATAATCTTATTTTAAGAATCAAAGAAAATATTATCATTCCAGATTCACGATTAAATAACGAACAATTCCAAGAATTATATTCAAATATTTTTTCTATATTAAATAGATATGATAGAAGAAAAAAACTCAAAAGAATATTTGGAGAATAATAAATAAAAAAGTTTAAAAATAATTTTTATTTTTTCGATTATTATATTATATTTGTATATAAGTTTAACGAAAATTTAAAAAAAAATGAAACAAATTCTCTTCAAAACGATACTTAAATCAATTAAAACAATCGATTCTTTTATTCTTTTTTGTTTAAAAAATTATATTGTCAGTAACTTTTTACTTGTAGTTATTATGGGATTTATAATTTCATTTATAACAGGTGGTATTGGTCTTAATAAAATGACAATAAACGCACATAATTTCCAATTGTATATTGTTGGTATTGCTGTTACATATTTCGTAGTTTATTTACTTTCTAAAACTAAAAGACAGACCGAAAAACGAAAAAAATGGTCTGAAACTTTTGAAAAAGATATTGTTGATATTTCTGAAGAATTAAAAGAAAAAACCAGTAAGTAATTACTGGTTTTTTTATTTCTAATTATGCTTTTTCTTTCTTGAAAAGTAAAGGGTGTACTAATTGTTTGTAAACTAATGATAAGAAAACAATACCCATACCTAAATAAAATTTCCAATCACTTGGACCTGTTTCTATATATCTTGCAAATTCAGGATTTTGAATAATTGACATAGCCATCATTAAAACACCGCCAATACTACTTAATATAGGTAGGTTATTTGAAGCGAATTTTAATATATTCTTAAGTTTACCTACAACATCAACCGATTCATTTATTTCTAAATTTTCATTTTTTATCGTTGCTACTTCTTTTTCGACTTTATCTATCGTTTTCATAGGATCACCAACATTGGTTAAAGTCGATACAATTTTTTGCATTTCAGGAGTATCTTTCTTTTCATCAACCACCTTTTGCATAGCAGACATTAATTCAGTATTAGATTGAATCTTGTTGACTGCATCTTTAATACCACTCAGCACTCCCTCATTTATATTATATTGCTCAAATGTCTTTATATGTTTCATAATTATACATTATTTTTTATTTATATATTAAATAAAAAAACCCGTTTTTTTAACGGGTTAAAACTTTTTACCATGAAGTTTATCTCTACTTTCATTATATCTCTGTTTCAATAATATATGTTTTTCAATATCTATATCAAATTTCTGACATAAATCTCCTAATCGTATAAATGCGTCAGCAATTTCATCTTCAAACGAATCTTTTACTTCCATTTCAAATATTTCTTTGAAATCATCCGTATATTGATTTTCAAATTTTTCATAATCAAAATCACCAAGCATTTTATTTCGGCAAGATTTTGAACAAAATTTTCCGTGTCGCATTGCTTCTAAAGCTTCACCCAATTCAGATGTAATAAGCATTAATTTTTCTGCAATTGCATAATTTCTATATAATTCTTCTTTTTTAATATCATTTGTATTTGTAAATAATCCATCAAATTATCCCAAAATCCTTTTTCTTGTGCAGTTTGCCAAGATTTTTCTTTTAATTCTTTTATTGTCATTAAACTAAATTATTTTTATCAGAATAAATACACTCAACTCGTGAATCGCCTTCTTTAATAGGTAACCAAATTTGTTCAATATGATAACCAGGAATATCCAATTTATAACGCTGCATCAATTGTGTAAGTATTTCTTCTGCTTGTGCTGGAGTTAAACCATCGACATTAATATAAAAACATAAAATCAATAATTTCATTCTATAATCTTAATATTTTTTTCTGGTATCAGAATATGTGTGTAATCATATACATCATTTGGAAAATCATAACCTTCAACTATATAAAATATATAAGGTTCTTCTTTGAAGTTTACATATTGATAATGTATGCCAGAAATTTGACCATGACCATTAAATTCACCATGTTCAAATGTAATTTTTGTTCCATTTTTAAGTTCTTCTTCCATAATTATTTTAATTTTAAATTTTTAAATAAGCATAAAAAGCATATTTTCTTTTGAATTATAGGTACATAAGGAGACCATGATACATTACCACACTCTTTACATTTTCTTTTAAATTGAAAATGATAATTACCATCAGTACATTTAACATACTTAATCCCAAAAATCATCTTTATCATCAAATTTTTCTATAACCGTTGGTTTTACTTCTCTCTCAATTTCAAATACTTCTTTTAATCCAGATGCTTCAAGCAATCCAGATGAATCATCCCAATCTTCTTTTAGTGATGATTCTGATTGAGCCATACACATCTTAGTAAGTTCTTTATCAGTTGGTTCTTTTTTTACTTTCTTCGCTTTTACTTCTTTTTTAGGTTCTTCGACAATAACTGGATCATATTTATAATTCATAATTAATAATTCAGTACCTTTTTCTGATTTAGTTTCTGAAAATGATGCTGATGATCTGAAAAAATCACGATCTTTCCAGATATATTTATCCTGTGGAAACCACATATTTAAATTTTCATACATATAATATGATAATGACCATTTGGATTTTGTTTCTTTTAGAATTTTTGCAAGTCTTTCATGAGATGAACCACCAAATATCTCTTCAGATTTTACATTATACCAATCGAGTCTTTTGTCTTTCTGATCGTAATATGGAGGATCACAGTACAGGTAACTCTTTTCTGAGTCATATTTTTTGATTAGATTTTCAAAATCTAAATTTTCGAAAGTGGTGATACGAGAAAACTTTTCTTGCATCTCTTTCTTTTTCAATTTATTTAATAATGCTTGTAATTTTATTTTACCATTGTGATAACCTGAAAAACCACATTTTTTAGGATGACAGCCATTAAATGCCGATGTGATTAAAAAACCATATTTAACACCAGCATCTAAATCGAATAATTTAATTGGTGGTGTATCTAAAAAATTATTATCCGAATCATCGTGTTTGTATTGATAGAAAATTTTTTTATAAAACTCTTTTCGTTTTTCTTCATCGGTTTCTTTACAATATAAAAAACCTTCGTTCATTTCATATTCAAGTTTATCGATGAATTCTTTGTAGTTTTTACAGCAACTCATCAAGTTCGCCATATGTCTGTTAATGTCATTATAAATAACATTATCAACATGTTTAAAATTATTATTGAAGTAAACCCAGAATGCTCCAGAGAAAACTTCGACATAAGTATCGATGTCTTTTGGTATATACGAATATATCCAATCACTCATTCGATTTTTGCCGCCGAAATAAGATATGCACATAATTATTTTTTTCTATATTTTTTAATTTTTGAATTTACATTCATTACTTTATCAAAAATTTCTTTTTTCCTTTTTAAGTAAATGGTGGAATCAGTATAAAGGAAATTATAAATGTTTTCTACATCTGTTAAACCACCCCAATCTATAATATAATATGAACCTTTTGGACATCTAATAGAATTTTTCTTAACATCAGCATATTCTATTAATTTATTAACATAAATAGCAATGAAATCTAAACTACCAGATACTATATTTACTTGTCCTCTATTACTTTCATCTCTCTTATCGTGATGAATAGATATACAACCATCACCATCAAAATAACCTCTCATAAAATGTTTTTCTAAATGAGAAGGTATATCAGGAAAATTTAAAAAATGTGATTTGTCCTTTATTACAATTAGTTTAGATAGATCGGTTGTTATTTTTTTAGAAGTGCAAGTAATTTGACATATATTTTCTCTTTTTGTGTGATATTTTATATCACCATTAAATTTTATAAGTGATTTAAATTTTTCTAATATTTCTTGATCCTTTTTATGTATTGTTATTATTAATGAATGTCTGTAACCATAATCCTGTACATACCCATCGGCTGATATAAATCCTAAAAAATATGCTTTTTCTTCTGAATCAATATTCTCAAAATAATTTTCGTTAAAATTAAATTTTTTATTCATAATTCTTTTTGGTTCTTTTATATTTATATATAAAAAATCCAAAGTCTATTTTTGATTTTTTGGATATATTTTTTCAAATAAATCATAAATACTGAAAGATTTTTCATTAATTATAAATTCATTTAACCTATTTTTAGGAAAAGATTTCTTTCTCCAAGTTGAAGCAACGGCAGAAGTGACACCAAAATATTCTTCTAATGTTTTGTTATACATTTTTTTAATGTAGAACTGAATGAAAAAGATGTCAATCATAAATATGTTTTTTATTTTTTATATATAATAACATAAAAAAAGTTTCATATTATGCTAAATCTAACTAAAATCAATCAGTATCCTATCAAGGCATACAATCCTATATTTAAAAACACATATCACGAAGTAGTTACAAATTATATAGGTAAAAATTTTGGTTTTGGTTGGGTAATTTATTTAATTTATAAGTATGAAACTTTTTTTATTGATACCACAAAGTATGATGGTGATGAAATCAGAAAACGAGCACTTCAAATGGTCCCAAATAATAATACAGTTTTGAAAGATATTAATAAAAAGTTTAATTTAAATATCAAATCTCCTTATTCTAATGTTGGATTCGACTTTGTTGGTTTACTTGATTCGATATTCACACCAGAAAATTTAGAACATTACATTGATATTTGTGTTGCTTGTGTTCGTATGGCAAATAAATCTGAAGATATTGCTAAAAAATATATGAACAATAACGGTTATAAAACAATAAATCCAACAATCGCAGAAGATTTAAACGGTATCGATTTCTTTGTTAGAAATAAAACATTTCAAGTTAAAAACACTGATGTTATTATTAATAATAAAGGAAATGAAATAGATTTTGAATTAACAAGTAATATCAAACTAAATAATGTTCCTGATTATATAATAGTAGTAACAAAAAAATTTGATAAAATGTATATTTTTAATATGTCAAGGAACAAAATCGATGTTGATTCTAAAAAAATAATAACCGCTAGAGGAAAATATACTGTAGTGGATACAACTAAATATTAATATATGAAAACATTTTGGAATTTTATTTTAGAAAAAAGGGATCCTAAGGAAATAATTGCAAAATTCTTTCCATATCCTAATATAATCGAGGCTGCATATAATTTAAGTCCTAAATTAAGTTTTTGGATTTGTAGTTCATTGAAACAATATGTTGAAGAATATGAAACTAAAAATTATCCAGCCGTTAAAAAAGCTATGGATCAACAAGATCAAACATCACCAATTATAATTAAAGGTAATAATGAAGTTTATTTTAGATATTGGAAAGAATTAAAAGATAAATATATTGCGATTGTTGATTGGTCTAAATCTCCTGATATTAGTTTTGAAGATAAGAAGGGATTACCTAAAATGAAATTTGAAGAAGCATATAAAAAAGCAGAAGAATAGAATAATTAATTAATTGCTGGTGGAGCAATTAAAGATGAAACTGGTTCGGTTGTTAAAACTTTTCCAGATGGTTTTTATTGGATTGATTTAGAGACGACCTATTCAAGAGACGAATCTGATGCTATGGGTCATTGTGGACGAACAAATTATGGAACTACATTATATTCATTAAGAGATAGGGGTAAACACCCACATATCACAATGGCATGGGATGAAGATGATGGTATTATTTACCAAATGAAAGGTAGAAATAATAAAAAACCAATTGATAAATATCATCCTTATATAGTTGATTTATTAATAGATCCTGAATTTAAGATTAAAGGTTTCGGTAATGAATATGACAGGCGTAATGACTTCAATATTGATGATTTGAATAAAGATTTAAAGATTAAGTTATTAAATGCTAAACCAGACATTAATAAATTATTTTTATCACCAGAAGAAATTAAGAATGAGTATCAACATTATTTAGATTCATCTTATGAAAACGATGATGAGTACGCATATGGTTTGATTCAACGATTATCAAGATACGAAGACATAATTGGTACTATGGATAAAAGAAGTGATAAATTATTAAAAATTTTAATCGATGAATATCCAAGCAAATCGATGATTGATAAATTATTAACACGAATTGATATTGAAGAATTAAAAAAAAGAGCTGTTGATTATATCTCTGACTACATTTCGTCTGAAAAAGTTGCTAAAAAATATAAAATTGAATTAGATCCAAAGGATAACGAGATAAGCAAATGGGAAAAAATCATTTCCCAATTAGATAGAGAAGATATAGGAGATATTTTAGTTGATATTGGTAAATTAGATGATTTTACTGAACAATATATCACAAAATTTGAGAATGATTTCTTACATTATAATTATTACAGTTGGGGTAGAACAAGAGAAAAGCAATATGATTATGATGAGATACTTGATTTTTTCTTCAAAGATGAAAAAGAAGCCAAAGAAGAATTAAAAAGATTGTTTGATGCTTCTGATAACTACGGTAAAA